CTTGCAGGCGTGGCGAAATTTGCAGCCATTTCAGCAGCCATTCTCAGCGCATCAGCACGGGCGGTGAAGATTGTTAAAGGCGGAAATGTTCAGCAAGGCGGCGGAGGTAGTACCTCATTAGGCGCACGCCGTGTTAATGTTCCCAGGCCTTCCATGAACAGCAGCAGCCTCGGCGGTGGAACGCAGCAGGCCGGGCAATGGAGTAATAAAGTGTACGTAACTGAAGGTGACATCAGCGCAACACAGCGCAGGACGCGCAACCTTCGCAAAACATCGGTATTATGAACGGCAAACTCACGGCACTTCAAAGGCAGTACCTTTCCCGCCTCGGCAAAGCAGAGGTAGAACAGCCCACCCTTACAGGTGATTTGCTTTCTGACTTGGTGCAGGGGTGGACACGATACACAACAGCGCGTCTTAAAGACAGTCTGCAAAAGTCTAAAAACCCTTCAGGCCGGGCCAGCATGAGTTTGTTTCAGTCGCTCGATGCTGCCAAAACACGCACAAGGGGGAAGGACGTAATTGGCGCGATAAACGCAAATGACTATTATGAATACGTAGACGGTGGCAGGCCACGAACCCGCAACAGCGGTGATGGTGAACTTGTGAAGGCATTGTCAGGGCCTACGGGGTGGATTAGCGCAAAGGGCATTGACGTAAGCAATATGCCAGGTAAAACAAGGGCAGAAAAGAACATGAACCTTGCTCAGGCTATAGCGCGAAAGATTCACACTAATGGCTACAAGGGCAACAAGTTCTTTTTCAAAATCATCAACGACGCAACCTTCGACGAGTTCGCCGAATACCTCGGCCGCGCAATGGGTCAAAAGATAGCCCTTTCAATATCCGTGATGGCAAAGCAAGACAAATGACATTTTTCACCATTAGATAAAATGAACGACCCGATTTACTATTTAGAAATTGAAGACGGCGATGGCCTGACCCAAGTCAGCCTTGTGCAGTCACCCGCCATTGAGGAAGATTTCCACTTCTTCAGCGCGGATAAATTCGTAACCCCCACTGCCAATGAGAGCGAAGAAGACTTTATCGGGCGGTGCGTGCCTATCCTAATTGGCGAAGGCAAGGAACAGGAACAGGCGGTGGCTATCTGCTATTCCTACTGGGAAGACAAAACGCAAATGGCCAGCTTCAGCGATTACCCTGAGGCAGCGAAAGCCAATGCAGAACGCGGCATCCGTCTGAACGAGGAACTCAACAACAAGTGCGCGACCCAGGTCGGCAAGGTGAGGGCGCAGCAAATCGCATCCGGCGAACCGCTTTCGGAACAGACCATCCGGCGCACCTACTCTTACCTTTCCCGTGCTGCTGAATACTACAATCCCGACGACCCCCAAGCCTGCGGCACTATTTCCTACCTCCTGTGGGGCGGTGAAGAAATGTTGCGTTGGGCAGAGGCGAAAATCAACACCATCGAGCGGGAAAAACTTTCCTTCGCGATCCAGTCCGAAGAACGCCGCATCATCACAGGCCCGGCCATGATTGCGGAAAAACCCATTCTTCGCAGGGCTGAAGATGGCACAACCTACTATGTTAAATTCAGCGCGGCAACAATCCAAAAGGCGGTGAAGCTGTGGGCATTGCAGAACAAATACAACGCGGTGAACGCAGAACACGCTAACCCCGTGGGTGGTATGCACTTGCTTGAATCCTTCATTGTGGACAAAGAGCGCGGCATAAACCCTCCGCAGATGTGGGCAGATGCGCCGGAGGGTAGTTGGTTTCTTTCCTACTATGTGGAAGACGATGCGGTATGGCAGAACATCAAGGATGGCAAGTTCAAAGGCTTTTCCATCGAGGGCTATTTCACGGACAAACCCGCAAGCAGCGAAGAACAGACAATGGCTGCTATTGAAGCAATACTGACAAAGTACGACAATTCAGAAAATAATCCATTAGATGAAATGAGCGCAATATCAAAAATTAACGAAATCAAGAAGCTGCTCGGCTTTTCGGTAGAGGAAGAAACCCCTGCCGTGAAGTTCGCAGAAAGCACTCTTGTAGATGGAACGGTAATACGTTTCCCCGGTGACGAAATCGCTATGCTTGGCGTAGGTTCAGTTCTTGAAGTGCAGACCCCGGACGGCGAGTTTGTTCCCGCTCCCGATGGAACACACGAAACCGCCGAAGGCTACTTGGTAACAACCGAAGGCGGCGTGGTGACGCAAATCGTGGAGAAGGCTGAAGTTGAGGAAGTTGTTGAAGTTGAAACCAGTACAGAGATGGCCAGCGTAAAGGCTGAATTTGAGGCGAAGTTCAACGAACAGGCGGCCATCATTCAGAAGCTGACCGGACTGGTGGAAAACCTGACCAACGCACAGGCAAAGACGCTGGAAGTAATCGAGCAGTTCAGCGCGATTCCCGCTGCTGAACCAGCGAAGAAAGTAAACGCACTCAAAGGCGAAGCTGCACGCCGTGAAGAGCGTATTGAGAAATTTGCAGAAGCAATCAAGAAAATTAAAACCCAAAAATAAACATGGCATTCGTAGTAACTGACCTCGACAACTACGGCAAGGAAGACAGACTTCCCCTGCTGTACAAAGCCCTCTTCGGAGGCAAAACCGCTGGCATGCTTCAGGCAGCCGGACAAGTAATTCCTGGTATCAAAACCAGCGACAACTTGAACATCCTAAGTTCTGATGTGTACTTTCAAGCTAACGGCTGCGAGCCTACCACTTCCGGTAGCACCACCTTCAGCAAGCGCACTTTGAGCGTAGGTGACATTCAGGTTTATGAAACCCTGTGCCCTAAGACGCTCAAAACCAAGTGGATGCAAACTCAGATGGCTGCTGGTTCAGGCGGCGACAATGAGTTGCCTTTCGCTGACCAAATCGGAAACGAGAAAATCGCGAAAATCGCTGACGCTCTGGAAGAAGACATCTGGCAGGGAACTATCGCTGCAAACCAGTTCGACGGTTTCAACACCATCCTTACCGCTCTCGGATTCGGTGGCGCAGGCGATCCAATCGAAGGCAATCCTGCAACCGGTGGCGGCTGGACTCAGCTGACCTCTTTGACCGTTGCCAACATCGACGACGCCATCCTGAAAATGATTAATCAGGCTCAGGCTTCTACCGATGGCAAGGCTATCTTGGCCAAAGAAGACCGCTTCTTTGCTATGGGCGTTGACACCTTCCTGTTGTACAAGCAGCACCTGATTGCCGCTAATAACTACCACTACAATCCTGAAACAGGCGACCAGTTCATGGTTATTGAACCTATCACAGGAACCAAGGTGTATGGTCTGCCCGGCTTGAATGGCTCAAACAAAATCCACTTCAGCTACTGGTCTAACTACTTCATTGGAACTGACCTTGTAGGTGAAGAAGAGAACTTTGAGTTCATCAGCGACCCGGTTAAGAAAAACGTAATCTTCAACGCCGAGTTCAAATACGGTGTTCAGGTTGCTTTCCCTACTCAAATCGTTTACTTCACCCTGTAATTAGACAGGAAAAATTAACCGAAGGGGCGGGTAAAATTGCCCGCCCTTTCTTTTTAAACCCTAAGAAAAAGACATGAGTTGCATACTAACAACCGGATTTAGCCACGACTGCAAAGATTCAGTCGGTGGAGTAGACAAAATATGGCTTCTGGAATACGAAGGCGTATCCTCTTACACTTCAGCCTCCGGCGAAGTGTCCGCAATGACCCTGAATGGCGGCAAATCGTTCTTTAAGTACGAACTGCCCAAAGACACCGCTTCTTTCACCAACACCATCACTCCCAGCGTGGAAAATGGCACGGTGTTCAACTCTGCTGAACTGAACATCAAACTCCGCAAGCTGTCCACCGCAAAGCGCAATGAAGTGAAGCTGCTGAGCGTTGCCCGTCTGGTGGCTATCGTGAAAACCAATGCAGGTGACTACTGGGCAATGGGCCTTGCTCGCGGCATGGACATGACTGCTGGCAGCTTTATGACTGGCGTGGCACTTGGTGACATGACCGGGTATGACCTGACCTTCACCCATGCTGAAAAAGAACCCCCGCAAATCGTGCAAAGTGCTGTTTTAAATTCGCTGAATATCAGCTAACTTCGTACACGTTTTGTGTTATGGTGTGGAAAGGCTGCCCTTCGGGGTGGCCTTTTTGCTTACTGATACTCCTCGCGGCACTTCGCGCGAAAGTCATTAATCACCCTGCTCACCTCATTCAGGGCCATTCCAGTCAGGCGGTGGATCTTCCTCATGCTCATTCCAGACAGGTAAAGTTCCATCATCTTCGATTCATACCACGGCTCACGACTTTGCACCGTTGCTATCGCGTCCAACTTTTCCTGCACATCAGCTTCTTTCCTTTCCCGCCATTCGTCGTATTCCTCTGCAATGTCCCAGCCTTCGATTGAATCTGTGCCGATGTTAAGGCTGCCTAACGTTCCATTTGGCTTGCAGAGGTTCGCGGCGCACCTGATGTAAAAGAACTCAAAATACCCCGCCTCATGCGCCCGTGCTGCCTTTTCGCTCAACTCTGTGGCAATCAATAGGAACAATTCCTGCTGAAGGTCCTTCCAATGGGCAGGGCTATACTTTTTGCAGACCATCGCTGGCCATGATTCGGAGGCGAGGATTTCAATAGGTGTTTTCATGTAAGCAGGAATAATCCTTTTTTATTTACCCGTGAGCAATGCAGGGCAAGTGCTAACGCGTTCACGCAGTCATCGTGCAGCCCTTCAGGCGCATTGTAGCTTATGCCCGTGCGCGTGTGTGTCCATTCAAAGTTCATCAGTTCATCAACTATCGGGCCGTCGGGAAACACAACCTCCCGCCCGTGGATTGCGCCTGCGAGGTCTTCCATGATTTGCTGTTTGCTTATCGAGGTGTATTTGAAACCCTGAATCCTCGGGCAGACGCGCTGCAAATCTTCTACAATCGGGTCGCCTACGCCCGTGGAGTCAATCACCGCAGGCGTTCTGCCAACAATCCGCTGCACCGTGTCGCGGGTTGCTTTCCAGTCAAGCCTGAACCGCTCAAAGAAGGCTACCTTTTTGGACGGATTTAGTCCAATAATGACCGTCCAATCTCGGCTTTTTGCAAGGTCAATGCCGTACCACTCAACCGGGCCTTGCGCTAAAGGTTCGATGCAGCTTCTAATGTGGTCAAGTCCGAAGGGGTTTGAATCATCATCGGCAGGTTCGGCTAAATACAACTCTTTAAAGACGTGCGCGGGAAGGTCACGTTCTGCCTGTTCTACTTCTTCTTTTTCCAATATGCCAGCGTTTACCGCGTCCCAAGCCGTGATTTTATGGAACTCATACCCATCTTCGCCCTGCCTTGCCCGTTCTGCCAATCGGTAGCCCCAGTTCTTTTTCCCTTTCACGTTCCCGATTAGCTTGCATTGCCCGCGTGTTTTGGTCAGCGTAGAACGAAGCGCAAACCATGCTTCTTCCCTGGCGCGTGTGAACTCATCGAACACAGCCGCATAAACATCATCCCCGTATAAGTTATCCGGCTTTTCTGCTGACTTAAATTCTATCATGGCCCCGGTGGGCAAGGTCAAGCGCAGTTTACTTTCATTCGCATCAAACAACCGTTCGGAACATTGCTGCTTAAACCTGCGAAACGCGATTTCAGCCTGGCCATACACGGGCGCAACCCACCAAAAGGACTGCCCTTTCTTGCCCTGAAGGGCTTTTTCAAACAGCCAAACAATATGTGAAGCGGTCTTCCCGGCCTTCGTGCTTGCAGCGGTTACGGTATAACGGGCCGTGCTGTCGAGGATAGCGATTTGATACGGCGCAAGCGGTGGGCGGTTGTACTTTATCTTCATAGCAATTCGCCCATTAATGCGCTCATGTAGGCTTCATAACTCAATTTACTTGCCTTGTTCAGCCTGTCAGCGCGTTCTTTATCTATCGTTTTCAGCATGGCGGCATAATTGAAGAACTCCATCAGCGGCATCGCCATGACCGCGTCCATTTTCGTGAGGTCTTTCCCGGCCATTCTGTAAAACATTCCTAACCAGTCATTGCTTCCTTCCTCAGCTTCTTCTCCTGCTGCTGGAAATAAACCAGGGAAGCTTTCAATAATTCGGGTAAGAGATTCGAAAAAAAAAGCGCGTAGGGGTACGCCTGCCCAACAGGCATTTTCTGACTGACTAATGCTGCTTTACGTTGAAATTCGGCCGCGCTGCGTGATTTATCATACCTTACATCCTCCCACCTGAACCACTTGCGCTCCTGTTCTATCATCAGGCACGCAATCACCTGCGGCATATTCTGTATGAACTTGCCATCGGCTGCCACCACTTGAAGCGTGGCGTATTCTCCTGCAGAAACTTCAGCGGGGTTCGTAACAATCCGATACCATTTTCCGCCTAACTTGAACCTCCTGCGTTTTGGCTTTTTGGAAGGGTATTCATTCAGGAAGGTAAGTTTGCGATAGGCTGCGATGCGCTCGTTATGCGGCAACTCCTCTATCTTTTCGATATGTTCATTACTCAGAACCGAAAGGATTTGATTCATGATTTCCTCGGGGTCGAGGTCAGTACGCTGCCGGAGCAGGTCAAGTTCATGCAGTTGCGCTAAATTGACTTCATTCCAACTTTTCGGATAACGCATATTCAAAGTTACGACAAAAAGCAAGTTTTCCCATTATAGGAAATGCTCATCATTGACACCACGCAGTTAAGCACATTGTATGTAACGGCAACGGAGAAAGTGACCCTTAACCCTCCGTATTACTTCCTGCTGTCATTGAACAACCGCGAAGAACGTGACATCACATACAATTTAATCGTCACGGATTTGAGCAGCTTTCCTACAAGGTACAATCAATTCAACATAACCACAGCGCAAAGTTCGACATGGGAAAAGGGTGAGTACGAATACACCATTTACGCCCAGTCAAGCGCGGTAAATACAGATCCAACTTTAGCTAACCAGTCCGTAGAAACGGGCATTTTGAAAATAAAATGAAAGTAGAATTTCAGAGGATAAATTTTGCAGTCGCACCCCCGCCAAAATTCAAAGAGGCACGCGGGCAAGAGTGGTACGAATACGGGCAGCGGAACAACTTCCCGGCGGTTATACTTGACCTATACAACAGCAGTTCCCTGCACAATGCGATTGTGACGCAAAAGGCGCACTTCATTGCGGGCAAAGAAACGGCTGTTCGTGTGGAAGGTACGGTCGGGGAAAAGGTAGGCGCGCAAAAAGCACTTGATTATGCCAACCCTTACGAAAGCTGGCAGGACATCAAGTATAAGGCCGCGATGGATTTGGAAAACTTTGGCGGCTTTGCGTTTCAGGCCATCTGGAACGCACCGGGAACACGTGTGCTTTACTGGTATCATCTGCCTTTTGATAAGTGCAGGGTAAATAAGGACGCTTCGAAGGTGTGGTATTCAGAAGATTGGAACGACAAAAAGAAGACCGTCTGGAATTTCCCGCTTTCGATTTAGAAAAGCCCGGCGGCACTCAGGTTCTTTGGTTCAAACAATACAGGGCGGGCGAAGGCGTTTACCCTTTGCCGGATTGGTATCCTGCACGGACGTATATTGAAATCGACACGAAGATTAGCGATTTCCATTACAACAACATCAGCAACGGCTTTTCCCTCGGCAAAATCATTCAGATATTCAAAGGCGAACCGACCGAAGACATAAAGGCTGAGTTTGACCGCAAGTTCAAAGCCAACACCACCGGAACAGAAAACGCAAACGGTGTTTTAATCAGTTGGATGGAGAAAGGTGAAGACCCGCTTCAGGTTGTGGACTTGATGCCCGGGGACTTCGACAAGCAATATCTGCAACTTTCTGAAACCGT